TCGAGCCTCCGTTTATTGAATGGGGGACACAGAAGCGATCGCTCCGCGCTGACGGCATCGACTACGTCCTCTGGGAGCGGCTGACCATCTACCTCTACACAGATACCAATGAGGACGTCGAGACGCATACAGCCGACGGCAGGCGCTTCGAAGATGCCCTCGCAGAGGCTTTCGACCGCTTCAACGCGACCAAAAACTACGACGACGAGCTCGGGCTTTATTTTACCGAGTACACCATGGAGGTGTAAAAAGCATGGCGAACAAATACAGGTACGACGTCAAGAATTGCTACTATTGCCCCGGCAAGCGGAACGCAGACGGCTCGATCACGTTCGACGAGACGCGGATCCGCCAGGAGCCCGGCCTGCAGTCCATCGATATGCAGGCAGAGGGTGACATTTCCAAGATCCGGGCAGATGGCATCGATTACATCATCATCGCGTCGAATAACGGATATACCGGGACGCTCAACTTCGTGAAGATTTCCGACCAGTTCCGTCAGGACTGCCTCGCGGAGACGGTGGATATCACGACCGGCATCCAGTACGAGGACGCGGACGCAACGCCCGATCCCTTCGCGCTCATGGGCGAATTCAAGGGCGACACGGAAGGCATCCGGTTCATCTACTACAACTGCACGGCCTCCAGGCCGAACCAGACAGGCGAGAACAAAGACAACATGCGCGAGCCTGACACGGAGTCCCTCTCCCTCCAGGCATCCCCTCTTCCCTGCGTCATCGACGGCACGGAGAAGAACATCGTGCGCGGCGGCGTGACAAAGAGCGCGAACGCAGCCACATACAACCAGTGGTTCACAAAGGTCTGCCTGCCTGGCATCAGCAACGCATAAAAGGAGAATCACATGGAAAAGGTGATCCAGATCGAAGAAGGCAGGAGCGCGGCATTCCGCGCCTCCGCCTTTTCGCCTATTCAGTATAACCGCCTCTTTCCCGGGCGAGATTTCATGCGGGACATGGATGCCCTGAGGAGCGCCAACGACCGCGCGAAGGAAAGCGAAGAGAACGAGGCGGCAGAGGGCGAAGAGAGAAAGCAGTTCTTCGACATCGAAGACTATGAGACCTTCGTGAGGGTGTCCTACACCTTCGCTTATCAGGCGCTCTCACCTTCGCCCCGCGTGTCGGACGAGCAGCGGGCTTTCCGGGAAAAGTACCCGGACGCCTGGGACTGGATCGACGACATGAACACATTTTCAATCTATCAGATCCTGCCGGAGATCGTAGATCTCTGGTTCGGAGGAGCTGTACAGGTCGCAGGCTCAAAAAAAAATATGAGCCCACCGTCCGGGAAATCCTGACACCGACCTACCTGCTCCGGTGCAAGCAGATGGGCCTGCTCCTCGAGGAGCTCGACATGATGGAGTACGGCATGGTCATGGACATGATGATCGAGTCCGGGAATGACACTGTCGACTACCCGAAGAAAGCGACACAGGCCCAGTTCAACGAATTCGTAGGAGGCTGACATGGCAAGCCGTACAAAGGGAATCACCATAGAGATCAACGGCGACGTCACGAAGCTGGACGATTCGCTGAAAGAAGTCAACAAGTCTCTGAGCGAGGCCGGAAGAGGCCTCAAGGACGTCGATAGGCTCCTGAAGCTGGACCCCTCGAACGTAGATCTGCTGAAACAGAAGCAGGAGTATCTGAGCACTTCCATCGAGAGCACGAAGGAGAAGCTGCAGAGGGAGAAAGAAGCCCTGGAGCAGATGAAGAACACGGAAGGGTTCGACAAAAGCTCCGAGGCAGCCAAAGCCCTGGAACGCCAGATCATCGCCGACGAGGAGGCACTGAAGAAATTCCAGGACGACGTGAAAGACCTCCCGACACCATTCCAGGCATCCATGCAGGAGGCAGGAAAAAAGGTTGAGGAAGTCGGAAGCAAGATAGGGGAAGTAGGAGGCAAGATCAAAGGAGCGGGCGAAACCCTGACCAAGGGAGTCACCGCTCCGATCGCGGCAGTGGGAGCTGCATCCGTGGCGGCGTGGAAAGAAGTCGACGAGGCCATGGACACCATCACCACCAAGACCGGTGCGTCCGGCGAGGCCCTGGCAGACATGCAGCAGCGCGCCAAGGATATCGCCACGACCATCCCGACGGACTTCCAGACAGCCGCCGACGCTGTGGGCGAAGTGAATACACGATTCGGACTTACGGGCGACGCTCTGCAGAACCTGTCCGGTGATTTCGTCAAATTCGCACAGCTCAACGACACCGACGTCTCCTCCTCGATCGACTCTGTCCAGTCTGCCATGGCTGCGTGGGGAATCGGAGCGGAAGACGCCTCTCTGGTCCTCGACACCATGAACAAGGCCGGCCAGGATACCGGAATCAGCGTCGACAAACTGAGCGACATGCTCAAGACCAACAAGACGGCCCTGGACGAGGCGGGTCTGAGCTTCTCCGATTCCGCTATGCTCCTCGCGAACATGGACAAAAACGGTGTCGACGCAGGAACAGCACTCGCCGGCCTCAAGAAGGCTCTGCAGAACGCCACGAAAGAGGGCATCCCGGCGAACGTAGCCCTGCAGCAGCTGCAGGATAAAATGAGCGACGGCTCCAACAAAGCCGAGGCCTATGCCGCAGCCACAGAGCTGTTCGGCGCGAAGGCGGGCCCGGCGATCGCGGACGCCTGCATGGAGGGACGCCTCTCCTTCGACGAACTGGGAACATCGATGCAGGACTTCGCCGGCAATGTCGGTTCGACGTTCGACGAAACCCTGGACCCGATGGACCAGATGCAGACCAACATGAACCTGATGAAGGAGCTGGGCGCAGACATCGTCGAGACAGCCGCTCCTATGATCGTGGAGGCCATGACCGCCATCCGGGACGCCATCACCACCCTGAAGGAGAAGTGGGACGGACTCAGTGAAGACCAGCAGCAAATGATCATCAAGATCGCCGGAATCGCTGCAGTGGTAGGCCCAGTGCTCGTAGTCATCGCCACAGTGGTCGGTGCGATCAGCACGATAGTGACGGCCATAGGCGGAGTGATAGGCATATTGGGCGCTCCGCTCCTTGGACCGATCGCCCTCATAGTGGCAGCAGTGATGGCCGCGATCGCGGTCGGAATGCTGGTCGCCGACAACTGGGACTACATCAAGGCGAAAGCGAAAGAATTCGTCGACTCCGTGAAAGAAAAATGGGAGAACTTCAAGGAAAATACCGTCGGAAAATTTAACGAAATCAAAGAAGGCGCGAAAGAAAAATTCGTCGATATGGTTCGCGACGTACTGGGACGGGTGATCGCCATTAAAGACGGCGTCAAAGAAAAATTCCAGGACATGAAAGATTCGGTCGAAGAAAAATTCGGAGGTATCGCAGACAAAGCCCAGGAAATTTTCGACAAAGTCAAAAAATTCATCGAGGATCCTGTCGGCACAGCGAAAGATTTCGTGAAAAATGCCATTGAGGACATCAAAGGATTCTTCAATTTCGAATGGAAATTACCAGAGCTGAAGCTCCCTCACATCAATGTGGGCGCCTACATTGATGTACCGGCTCTCGGCACGATTCCGGATCCGAGATACCTGACCGTCGACTGGTACGACACGGCCATGGACAAGATTCGCGTACTGAAGGGGGCGACCATCTTCGGAGCGTCCGGAGGGAAGCTTCTTGGAGGAGGAGAATCCGGAAGGGAAGTGGTCTCCGGAGAAGATCACTTGCTCGACATGTTCATGAGAGGCGTCGAGCGGGTCATGCAGCGCGTCCAGGGCGCCATGCAGACACCTGCAAGTGACACCATCCAGAACGCCATCCGGACGCTGTCGCAGACGGCACAGAGGGCCGGAGATTCAATTCGTAACTTTAAATACGGCGATGTGAGCATCAACATCTATCCGACAGACAGACAGGATGCCCACGAGATCGCCAGAGAGGTCGCCGACATTCTGGGCGACGATATGGCAAGCGCGGAGGCAGTGTATAGATGAGCGCAGGCGGATTCTTCGTGTACGGCGGAGCATCCTCAAGGGACTACGGCATCCTGATCGACAGCGTGTCGGGAATATGGGATACGCCCGAGAGAGACTCCGAACAGATTGAGATCCCGGGACGGAACGGAGACTTGACCGTCGACAACGGCAGGTGGAAGAACGTCCCGGGCACATATACCTGCGGCATCGGCGTCGATTTCGAAAAGAACTTCGAGCGCTTCCGCGCCATGATCACGGCACACAGGGGCTACGCGAGGCTCGAGGACTCCTGGCATCCGGACGAGTACCGGATGGCCAAGCTGACCGGCAATGTCGCCCTGGAACTGATCAAGAACGGAGCCGCAGCGACATTTGCGGTGAACTTCTCAGTGATGCCGCAGAGATTCCTCAATTCAGGGGAGAAAGCCAAGACATTCACATCGTCCGGGAAGATCACCAACCCGACCGCGCAGGAGGCAAAACCGCTCCTGCGCGTCTACGGAACAGGGACCTTTTCCATCGGCTCGACGAGCATACAGATCACTGCAGCCAATACCTACACAGATATCGACTGTGACATCTGCGAATGCTACAGGGACACGATGGCCGACAACCGGAACACAAGCGTGAAGCTCCTCTCCGGAGGATTCCCGTCACTGCTTGAGGGCGACAACGGAGTCACACTTGGCAGCGGGATCTCGAGGATCATAATCACGCCGAGGTGGTGGAAGATATGAGATTATACAGCCCGGCGACAACCGATTTCTCAACGAACGGAATCGGACAGCTGTCCTCCGCGATCAGCTGCTTTGTCGAGGAAAAACGTAATGGATCCTACGAACTGGAGATGCAATATCCCGTCGACGGGGTCCATTTTTCAGATATACAGCATTCCTGCCTGATCATGGCGAAACCTGCGGACGGGAAACCGGAGCAGCCTTTCCGGATCTACAAGATCACGAAGCCGCTCAACAAGCGCGTGACCGTCAAGGCCAGGCACATCAGCTACCAGACATCACACATCCCGGTGGCTCCATTCACGGCAGCGTCATGTGCGCAGGCCTTGAATGGCCTGAAGAGCAACGCGGCAGAGGCGTGTCCTTTTGAATTCTGGACCGACAAATCCACGACGGCAAATTTCTCCGTGGAGGAGCCGTCTTCCATCCGGTCGCGGCTGGGAGGCACGAGAGGATCCATCCTGGACACCTACGGCGGGGAGTATGAGTGGGACGGCTACACCATAAAACTGCACTCGGAGCGCGGATCCGACAAGGGCGTGACGCTCCGGTACGGAAAGAACATAACCGACATAACGCAGGAAGAGAATATTGAGAACACCATCACGGGTGTCTATCCGTACTGGAAGGGCTCGGAAGAAGGAAGCGGAGAAACGCTGGTGGAACTGGACGAGAAAGTCCTCCACAGTGAGAACGCAAAGAACTTTCCCTATCAGATGACGGTCCCCCTGGACATGTCCTCGTACTTCCAGAACCCTCCGACGCAGGCCCAGCTACGCGAGAGGGCACAGGCCTACATGAAGGCCAACAAGATCGGCATCCCGTCGGTGTCCATCAAGGTGTCCTTCCTCCCGCTCTGGCAGACGGAAGAGTACAAGGAACTCATGAACCTCGAGCGCGTCAACCTGTGCGACACCGTCACGGTCATCTTCGAGCGACTGGGCGTCGAGGCGACCGCCAAGGTCGTCCGGACGAAGTTCAACGTCCTGACCGACCGCTACGACGAGATCGAGCTGGGAGATGCAAAGAGCAGCTTCGGTGAGACACTCCAGGGCAGGATTGACGAGGCTGTGGAGATCTCCACAGAGCAGGTCAAGGACGCCAAGAGCGAGCTCAGGAAGGCCATCGAGCACGCCACTGACATGATCACCGGAGGCCTGGGCGGATACGTCGTCTTCGGCCGGAATGCCGACGGCACACCGGAAGAAATCTATGTGATGGACAAACCGGATGTCACCACGGCTGTGAACATCATCCGGATCAACAAAAACGGCATCGGATTTTCGACAAACGGATTCTCCGGCCCGTATGCCAACGCCTGGACCATCGACGGGAAGCTGGTGGCCGATTTCATTACCACCGGAACACTGACCGCAGTCCTGATCAAGGCGGGCATCCTCTCAGACGTGGCCGGGAAAAACTTCTGGAACATGGAGACGGGCGAGTTCCAGCTTGCCTCCACGGCCACTGTCGGAGGAAAGACCGTGGCCAAGATCGCGGAAGACGCGGTGGATGACTACGACGAAGACCTGACGCAGCTTAAGATCTTCAACCGCCTGACCAACAACGGCCAGACACAGGGCATTTACCTGAACAATGGAAAGCTCTACATAAACGCGTCATACATCGCAACGGGCACCCTCGCAGACACCGGTAACAACACTGTGTTCAACTTGAGCACCGGCGAGCTGACGATGAAGAAAGGATCCATCAACATCGGGAACGGGGCCTTCAAAGTGTCGACGGCCGGCAAGCTGACAGCAACGGGGGCGGACATCGCCGGCACGGTGAAATCTTCCGGGAATACGGCATGGTGCAAACTTGTCGACGGCTATCTGGAAGGAGCTCACAACTCATACAGCGCAACGTCCCCGAACGGATGGGTCGGCTTTAATGTCTACGACTCGATCAACAGACAGTATGGAGCGGCCATTGCGGGACGAGGAGAAGTCGCCATTCTTGCGCCGAAAATTGTGGTCGGCGGCTGGACGTCGATTGGCGGAACGTTTACAGGATACGATGGCTACACCGGGAGCCTGTCCTACGCGAACGGAATCGGAGACGTAAGCGTGACCGTGAAGCCGACATATACAGAGTGGACAAACGTCCAGAGGTCCACAGGCGACTACTACTACAGCATCCGCGCCATGACGGATGTCTCGGTGACGGTGAGCGTGACGCCAAGCTACGGGACGCTCGCCTTCAAGAACGGCATCTGCTACTAAGGGGTGATCATGACATACCAGATTCTAAGGAATAACAGAATATTTACGGTTCGCTCAGACGAAGAGGCAAAGCGGTACGCAGAAGAAGGCTGTACCGTCACGGCTCTGACGGAAATGGTCATTAAAGACGGGGCTCTGGTACCGATCGAAGAAGCGGCCACAGTGACGGGAACCGGCAGCGGGGGAGACCCACCTGAGGACCCGTTGAGAACAGGAACAGCATAAAAGGAGGTTTGACAATGACAAGCGCAAGAATTCTCTCGGCCCTGGAAACAATGATCGAAAACTTCGCGATCAACTCATTTGCACAGAACGAAGTGACGCAGGAGGAGGCCGCCGTGGTCATGGAAGCCCTGGCCGGGCGGTTCAGCCGGCGGGCATACAACGAGATGATCATGTCCATGATCGCACCGGTGAAACCGAACGTGACGGTCACACAGGCCGAGCCGGTGATAAAGAAGGCGGAGCCGGGAACGGCACCGGAAGGAGTAGAAGATGCCGATGTATAGAAAGTATGTCAAGCTCGACGCCGTGCCGGGCGGCAACCCTGTGAAGATCTACATCAGCCAGGGCGACAAGAGGAGCAGGCACATCGAATTCAGTTTGTTCGCCAGGGAAGGGACACTGGAACTTCCTTCCGGGACGACGATCAAGCTGAAGGCGAGAAGGCCGGACGGCCAGGAACTGGAGATCACCGGCTCCAGGAATAACCTCGCAGTAACATTTGACATCCCGGAATCGTTCGCGACCTATGCCGGAGAGATACCGGCAGCGGTGACGGCATATTCCGGGGACGAGCGCCTGACATTCGAGCCTGTATGGCTGGTGTGCGACAAGAAGGAGGGCGAATAAATGAGCATGTATACCAAGCAGATCCGGCTGGACGTGACACCGGGCGCAGGGCCGCAGGTGATCCACGTCAGCCAGTACGATAAAAACTCCAGGACCTTCGAGGTGGAGCTTTTTGCGACGGATGCGGAATTTACGTTCCCGACCGGGGCGACCGTGGCCATCATCGGCACAAAGCCGGACGGCCACGGCTTTGACATCGCAGCATCCATCTCCGGAGAAAGGATCCTCTTCGGCCTTGACGAGCAGATGACGCCCATCGCCGGGCGTGTGCCCTGCAAACTCACCCTCACCAAGAGCGGCGAGGAGCTGCTGACCGAGAGATTCATTCTTTCCGTCGACCGCACGGCCATGGACCTCGACACGATTCGGAGCGACTCCAAGATCCGCCAGGTGGAGGAGATCGCGGAAGACTTCGACGAGATCATCGCTGCAGCACAGAGCATCGCCGGCACAGCTGAGACCGTGACTGCGGCCAAGCAGGCAGCGGAAGCTGCACAGGCAGCGGCAGAGAACGCCCAGGACGCCGCAGAGACGGCGGCGCAGGCAGCGGCCAATGCGGCGTCGCAGATTGATGCAGCGGACCTCGACGGGAAGCTGGAGGAGATCGAGGAGGCTGCCACGGCAGGCGTCGGCGCCGTCAACTCCGCCAGGGGGAACGCGGTCGAAACGGTCGAGTCCAAGGCTCAGGAAGTCGTCCAGATGAAGTCCAACGCGGAAGCGGTGGCGACGCAGGCCCTCTCAAAAGCCAACAACCTGGAAAATGCCTTCGCGGAGGTCGAGCAGAAGACCATCGTCCTGCAGCAGGCTGTGAACAGGGTCCAGAACCTCCTCCGCCAGAAAGCTGACGACGGATATGCCGACGGCAAAGGATACCTCTATCTCACATCTGACGGCGACGACATCGCCGGCCCGATCGGCCCATTCGGAACCGGAGGCGGCGGTGGAGGCGGTGGCGGCGGAGAGTCCACCGACAACGTCGAATTCAAGGCCAGGAACGCGTCCGGATGGAACGCTCTCTCCATCAAGACAGGCGGATCCGCGATCGCGAAGGTGGAATGGAGCTCCATCGAAGAGGAGATGGAGACCGGCAAGGGCACGCTGCAGGTCGTCGTCAACGACGTCACCAAGGCCATGCTGGAGGTCAACCAGGGCCTCGTCTCCGTGGATATCGGCCCCTACATCCCGACCGGCGACAACACCATCATCCTCAGGATCTCCGACGTATACGGCCATAACAAGAGATTCGTCCTCACGGTCACGGCTGTCGACACGAGCTTGTCCTCGTCCTTTGACACGTCCCAGAGATACGAGGGACCCTTCCAGTTCCCCGTCACGCCTGTCGGCGCGGTCTCCAAGGTCATCAGCCTGCTCGTGGACGACAAGCTCCTCGACACCATCACAACTTCTGTATCCGGCAGACAGATCACCTTCACGATCCCGCAGCAGAGCCATGGCGCCCACTCGATCCGGTGCTACTTCGACTGCGAGATCAACGGCCAGCCGGTCCGCTCGAATGAACTCTACTATGAATTCATTGCCATCGAGCCACTGAATAACAACACGATCATCACCAGCAACTTCAAGCGCGACACGGCCGCGCAGTATGAGCAGCTGGGTATAGACTTCACAATTTTCAACCCGACGAGCGAGACGGCAGAGGTCGACCTGATCAAAGACGGCCTGACCGTAGCGACGAGGACTGTCGACAGGACACAGCAGGGCTGGACGATGAGATTCGATACAGCCGGCAGCCACACCTTCGCCATCAGCTCCGGCGGCGTGACAAAGTCTTTCTCCATCAACATTACTGAGACCGACATCGACGTCGAACCTGAGACGGATGCCCTGGCACTCTACCTCACGGCAGAGGGACGGTCCAACACAGAGGCCCATCCGGAGGAGTGGAAGAGCGGACCCATCGAGGCATCGCTCACCGGCTTCAATTTTGTGCGAGACGGATGGCAGACATTGGAAGACGGCTCCACCGTCCTCAGAGTCTCCGGAGACGCCAGAGTCACGATCCCCTACCAGATCTTCGGAACTGACTTCCGGACATCCGGAAAGACTGTGGAAGTGGAATTTGCCACGAGGAACGTCCTCAATTACAACACCACAGTCTTGTCCTGCATGTCGGGAGACAGAGGGCTGCAGATGACCGCCCAGCGGGCGGACCTGAAGTCAGAGCAGTCTCAGCTCTTCACGCAGTACAAAGAGGGCGAGCACATCCGCCTCTCCTTCGTGGTTGAAAAGAGATCGGAAGACCGACTCGTCCTGGTCTACGTCAACGGCGCGGCATCCGGCGTCGTCCAGTATCCGCAGGACGATGACTTCTCACAGCAGACGCCTGTCGGGATCTCCATCGGATCCAACCAGTGCACGATCGACATCTACAACATCCGCGTATACGACAACGACCTGACCAGATACCAGGTCCTCGACAACTGGATCGCGGACGCGCAGAGCGGCGCGGAGATGCTCGACCGCTACACACATAACAACATCTACGACGAGTACGGAAATGTTGTCATCGCCAAGCTCCCCGCAGACCTTCCCTACATGGTCATCGAGTGCGACGAGCTCCCGCAGTACAAGGGTGACAAGAAGACCGTCTCCGGATATTACACAGACCCGCTCCATCCGGCGAAATCCTTTACCTTCACCGGATGCCAGGCCAACGTCCAGGGTACTTCCTCTGCTCCGTATGCGAGAAAGAACTACGACATGCAGTTCAAGGCAGGATTCGAGATGCACGACTCCGGCCACGCGAGTGACTACACGCTGGCAGAGGGTGTCATCGCCTTCAACAGATTTGTCCTCAAGGCAGACGTCGCTTCCTCCGAATCAGCGAACAATACCCGCCTGGTCCGTATCTATAACGAGGCGTGCCCCTACAAGGTGCCGGAGATGATCACAGACCCCCGCGTGCGCTGGGGAATCTACGGACTCCCGATCGCACTCTTCTGGCACGACACCGTCTCCGACACGGTGAGCCTTCTCGGAAAGTACAACTTCAACCTCCCTAAGAGAGCGCCGGCGCCCTACGGATACGCAGTTTAAAGCAAAGGAGAAATCATGGCAGTTTACGACGAAAGCTGGGAATTTCAGAACAACACATCGGCCAGAATGCTGTTCAAATCCGACGACTTCGACGAGATCTACACGGATCCGGAGACGCAGGAGACATATCCCGCCTGGAAGAACGACTTCGAGGCCAGATTCCCGGAGGACACCTATGAAGACATCACCCAGCTGAAGACCTTCGTCAGCTGGGTGGTCTCCACAGACCGCGACCAGGCGACCGGTGATTCACTGCCGGCGCCTGTGACCTACGGCGGGACCGAGTACACCACCGACTCCGCAGACTACCGCCTGGCAAAATTCAAGGCGGAGTTCGCGGACTATGCGGAGACAGATTCCTTTATCTTCTACTACATCTTCACAGAGCTTTTCCTCATGGTCGACTCCAGGGCGAAGAACTTCTTCCTCGGCTTCCATGGATCGGAATGCAGCGTCGAAGGAATGAGGAGAAAAGCGGTCGCGGAGCCCTACGACATGGACACGGCCCTTGGCACGAACAACGAAGGCTCCCTGGTCTTCCCGTATGATCTCGAGGACACGGACCACCTGGAAGGCGGCGCGGACATCTTCAACGGCCAGAATTCTACGCTCTGGTGCAACCTCCGCGACTCGCACAGGGCGGAGATCTCCCAGATGTACAAGACCCTCCGCTCCAACGGCATCCTGGCATACGGGAACGTGGAGAGCCAGTTCGAGGAGCACCAGTCCAAGTGGCCGGAGGCCCTCCTCAACGAGGACTCCTGGTTTAAGTACATCACACCCCTCACAGATCCGGACGTCGGCAAGGAACCGACCGCAGTCTACCTCCCCATGATGCAGGGGCCGAAAACGGAACAGAGAAAGTGGTGGCTCTACAACCGCTTCCAGTACGAGGATTCAAAGTACAACGCCGGCGACGCATTGAATGAAGTGATTCAGCTGCGCGGATACGCCAAGGCTGACATCACCGTCACCCCCTACGCGTCCATCTATCCGACGGTCAAGTACGGCTCCTACCTCGTCCAGAAGAGAGGCTCCGCAGGCGTCCCGACACTCCTGGAGTGCCCGGTCACCACCCTGAACGACACGGAGATCTACATCTACTCGGCCAAGCAGGTCGCCTCGATCGGAGACGTCTCCGGTCTGAAGGTCGGCTTCGCGGATTTTTCCATGGCCACACACCTGCAGGAGATCAAGGTGGGCGACGCCTCATCCGAGTACCAGAACGGCAACCTCAACGACCTGGAACTCGGCAGCAACGCCCTCCTGAGAAAACTCGACGCGAGAAACTGCACGGCGCTCGGCACCGGAAAGCAGAAGTCCGTGGACATGTCAGGATGTGTCATCATCGAGGAAGCGTACTTCGACGGCACAAAGATCCAGGGCCTGACGCTCCCGATCGGTGGCGTCCTGAAAAAGCTCCACCTTCCGGACACCATGACCAACATCACGATCAGGAACCAGCATCTGATCAGTGAATTCGTTTGCGCGGGATACTCCAACGTGACGACTCTCCGTCTGGAGAACAACTCCTCCGTCATCGACGAGAGAGCGATCCTGCACGCCATCCCTGCCGGCGCCCGCGTGAGGCTCGTGGGATTCTACTGGGAGTGCGAGAACGCCGCAGCCATCGAGGCCATCCTCGACCTTCTCGACACCATGAGAGGTCTGGACGAGAACGGCAACAACGTCGAGAAGGCACAGGTCTCCGGAACCATCCACACCGCATCCCTCACCGGAGCACAGGTGGCGTCCTACAATGCGAGATATCCCTACATCGCCATCATCGCCGACTCTGTCCTCTCTTACAGGACATACGCCGACTGGGACGAGACCGTCATCAAAGTGGTCGAGTGCCACGACGGCGTGCCGCAGGAAGCCGCGCCGACAGGCCTCACGAGGCCCAACAGCTCCGATGGCCACTACAGCTACACCTTCGCCGGATGGGCCCTGGAGCCAGACGCGCAGGCTGCGGATTCTTCCGCCCTCGACAATGTCATCGCCGACCGCACGATCTACGCAGCATACACCTGGAACGTCCGGACCTACACAGTGGCCTGGAACAACTCCAACGGAACGCGCCTCGAGACTGACGAGAACGTGCCGTGGGGCACGGAACCAAGCTACAACGGCGCGACACCGCAGAATCCTTCCGGATCCAGTCCGTTTACGAAGTGGGTGCCGGACATCGCGAAAGTCACGGGAAATGCTACATACACAGCATCCTACACACCGGTCTACAACGTGTACTTCTACAATGGCTCGACGCTTCTGGATACCGTCCAGGTGCTCCAGGGCGGCTCCGCGACATACACAGGGCCGACACCTACGGACGGAGACAAGATCTTCACCGGATGGAGTCCGAACCCCGTGAACGTCCAGGGCAACCTCTCTGTGTACGCACAGTTCAAGGCGAACGTCGAGACACCGACAGCAACCACGGCAGACGGCGCCTATGGCGTCGAATGGGACTACTCCCAGAGCTCGCCGGCACTCACGAGGAAGGGCCTCGCGGCGGCATTCGCGAATCCTGCGCCGGCAGAGGGCAACAGCGGCAGCGGGTCGTCACCGTTTGACAACATCCTGCCGTGGTCCGGCATGAAACGCTTCAATGTCATCGGCACCGAATACGTCCCGGAGACGGACAGCCGCTTCGACCAGGCTGCCAATGATACCGTGGTCTACATCCCGGAATTCTATTACACGGCCTACAAGGACACGACAAACAGTAAGTGGCTCTGGGCGATCTCGCCGACCGCAAAGGAAGGGTACTGCAAGCATCCCGGATCCGGAAGATATATCGGCCGCTACCACACAGGCGGAAGCAGCTCCGGTGTCTACTCCAAGTCCGGCGTGACTCCGCTCGTCAACACATCGCAGACCAACTTCAGAGCATACAGCGCCGCCAAGGGCGACGGCTGGCGGATGATGGATCTGGCTGCATGGTGCGCCCTGGAGCTCCTCTACCTGGTTGAGTTTGCGAACTTCGATTCGCAAACAACACTCGGAAAAGGCTGGAACACCGGCTCGATCGGGACCATGGGCGGAACAGATTCCGCAGCATACCACACCGTCAAAGCTTCCGGAGCCCATAACCAGTACCGCTGGATCGAGGATCCTTTCTCGAATTGCTGGGATTGGATCGATGGTTTCATGGGAAACAAAACGAAGACATACGCGGCGGCAAACAGCTCATACGCAGGCGGAAGCAGCGACCTCAACGAGCTCGGGTTCGCACTGCCTTCATCTGGAGCCATTCATGGATTCGGATATAGCGAATCAGCAGCATGGGCCTTCATTGCAGACACGGCAGACGGATCAGATTACACGACGCACGTCTGCGATCGCGTCAACTCGAACAGCTCGCTCTACCCGGCCTTTGTCGGCGGCGGCTACGGCGATAGCGCGAGCTACGGGTTCTTCTATTTCGGCGCGAACTACGGCGCGTCCCACGCCAGCGGCAACCTCGGCTCCCGCCTCCTTAAAACCTAATAGGGGGACCGGGGGAGTATTCCCCCGGCTTACAGGAGACGATGAGAAGAATTTAAAACACAAAAGTAAAACGAACGTAACTGTAAATCGGGGATCATCCGTGCCCTGTGGCTGAGGTCTGCCCGGTACCGCGTCAACTCGAACAGCTCGCTCTACCCGGCCTATGTCGGCGGCAACTACAACGATAACGCGAACTACGGGTTCTTCTATTTCAACGCGAACAACGACGCGTCCAACACCAACGACAACCTCGGCTCCCGCACCCTTTTCAAAGACGGAATAATAACCAATTGCACGAATGGTCCCCTGGCTCTTGCCAGAAATATCGCCGATTTAGGCAGGGCTTAGTAGGGCTCTCGAAAGGCCCTGAGGCGAAAAGGAGGAACGATGCCGAAAAGAGTCGGCTACCTCTACGAGCGAATGCTCGACAAAGAAGTGATCCGAAGCTGCATCATCACCGGCAGCAGAGGAAAGAGAAAAAGGCAGGACGTGAAAGAAGTCCTGAGTGATGTGGATGGATACACGGAGAAGGTCTACAAGCTCCTCGAGACAGAGACCTATGTGCCGACGATCCCGCGAAAGATACGGATCTTTGACAACTCGTGCCGGAAGGAAAGAGACATCAAGGTAGTGCCATACTATCCGGACGGCATCATCCAGCAGCTTGCAGTCTACGCCATGAAGGACGTCCTCATGCGCGGCATGTACAGGTGGAGCTGCGCCAGCATTCCCGGAAGAGGGAACAGCTGCGCGGCGAATTATGTAAAGAAGCACCTGAAGGAAGACCCGAAGGGAACCAAGTACTGCGGCAAATTCGACATCCATCACTACTATCCGACAATATCGAAGCAGAAGATGATGGATGCCCTCCGGAGGAAGATCAAAGACGAAAAGCTCCTGAACCTGGTTGAAATGATCATCAGATCCGACCCGGATCCGGGAATTTCCATCGGATTTTATCTCAACCAATGGCTGGCGAACTTCTTCCTCGAACCACTCGACCACTTTATCTGCACGCTGAAAGGTGTCAAATACTACGTCCGGAACATGGACGACATTGTGATCCTGGGCGGGAACAAGAAGAAACTCCACCGGGCGAGGGAGCACATCTCAAGATACCTCGAGACCATGCTTAGCCTGAAACTAAAGGACAACTGGCAGATTTTCAAGACGGACTCGCGAGGCATAGACTTCGTCGGATTTCGCTTCTTTCACGGGCGCACAATCCTCAGACGGAGAAACTTCCAAAAACTGCGTAGGAACGCCAGAACGGCGCGGAGATTCCTCGAGACGCACAGGAAGATCCCACCGCACGTCGCGGCAGGACTCCTCTCACGAGCCGGCCAGCTCCGGCACTGCAATGGCCAGAACATTTTCGACAAGTACATCAAGCCCATCGGCATCAACCGATTAAAAGCTATCGTCCGGAAGGATACGCTCCGGAGAATGGAGGCAGATCATGACACAGGTGAAACTGGGAACGGGAAAGACATTCGAAGCTGCGGAGTTTGCGCATGAGCACATCGTGGTCGCATGTGCGGACCTGGAAGGGTTCCGCGCCATCGAAGACATGATGAACGAGGAAGGAGCCCTGGACACGGTAGAGGCCACAGCGAACGGCCAGACCATCGCGACCATCACCGGCATGCAGATCGCCGGCGCCCAGACCGTGGCCAACACGGACGGCTCCGTCACCGGCCACATCTACACGCGGGGCGGCACCTATGAGCTCGGCGGCGAATATGCACAGGCGGGCAGGATCCTGCTCGGGGAGGAGTGATCATGGATAACATCATCGAAAGAGCCAGAGTCCTGAGAGGCACCATCGAGGAGATGGCCCAGAATCTGGAAGACGAGAAAGCCCTGGAGAATGCGGAGCTTTTCCCTGCCTGGAATCCTGATGGCTGCGAGTACAAGCCCGGCGACCGGGTGAGAGTTGACGGGACACTCTACAAGGTGCTCCAGGCACACACATCACAGCCGACATGGAATCCGGGAGCAGCCGCAGCGCTCTTCGCGGAAGTCCTTCCCGGCCAGGATGGTACTGAGATTGGCGAGTGGGTGCAGCCTGACTCCACAAACCCCTACATGGAGGGGGACAGGGTGATCTTTAACGGCGCGACCTATGAGTCGCTGATCGACAACAACGTCTGGAGCCCGGCGGACTACCCCGCAGGGTGGGAAAAGGTAGATTAAGCAAAGGAGACTATATGGATATCGTTTACAGCATACATTTCGCAAACAACTACTGGATCATCGCCCTCCCTGCCATCTTTGCTCTGTCGGATGTCATCACCGGTCTCATCCAGGCGCAGATCAACAACTGCAAAAACAGCTCAGTGATGAGAAAAGGGCTCTATAGGAAGGTTGGGGAGCTGGGTGTCATCATGCTCGTCTGGGTGACATGCATCGCCATCCAGCTGCCGATCAAATACCCGGCAGCCGTAGCTCTGTATGTGTGCCTCATGGAGGGACTGAGTATCATGGAAAACCTCCAGGCGATGGGTGTCCCGATTCCGGACTTTATCACAAGAAAAGCGAAAGACATCGACGAAGAGATCAATCACGGAGATCCTACAAAGAAAAAGTGAGGGAGATATGGCTAACAGCAATCTGATTTCCTGCACCGTTTACTCTCCGAATCATTCCGGCCAGAGGACCTACAAGGTCACGCGCATCACGCCCCACTGCATGGTGGGGCAGATGACTGCGCAGGCTTGCGGAAATCTTTTTAAAAAGGCATCCTACGAGGCCTCATCCAATTACGGCATCGGAAAAGACGGAGAGATCGGGCTTTATGTCGACGAGAAAAACCGCTCTTGGTGCTCCTCGTCCGCAGATAATGACAACCGCGCGATCACGATCGAGTGCGCCAGTTGCACGAAGCACCCGTATTCCATGAACATGGTGGTATGGGATTCCCTCGTCAACCTGTGCACAGATATCTGCGAGAGATACGGAAAGAAGAAGCTCCTCTGGCTTGGAGATAAGAACAAGACTCTTTCTTATGTGCCGGCGGAAGACGAGATGGTACTCACCGTGCACCGGTGGTTCGCCGCGAAGGCCTGTCCTGGCGACTGGCTTTATGAGCGCATGGGAAGGCTCGCGGAAGAGGTTACAAAGCGTCTGAAGGATCCGGCTGGAGCCGAGAGAGAAGAGGAACATCCGAACACGGCGGCCGCAGCCATGATCAACAACGAGGAGGCGGACCGCGAGAAACAGATCTGGAGCTTCTTCGCCGGAAAGGGTCTGAATGCCAACGCCATCGCCGGCCTCATGGGAAACCTATACGCGGAATCCGCGTTCCGCCCGAACAACCTCCAGAATTCATTCGAGAAAAAACTCGGGATGACGGACAAGGGCTACACCACAGCCGTGAACACGGGGACCTACGCGGGATTTGTGAACGACGGCGCGGGCTATGGTCTGGCACAGTGGACATGGCACACGAGAAAGAAAGCCCTCCTGGACTACGCAAAAGAGAAGGGCGCATCCATCGACGACATGCAGATGCAGCTTGAATTCCTCTGGAAGGAGCTGCAGGGCTACAAGGCATCCATGGAAGCTCTGAAAGCCGGCAAGTCCGTCCAGGCTGTCTCTGACGCCATCCTGACAGACTTCGAGAAACCAGCAGACCAGTCTGCGGAAGTAAAGAGACGCCGCGCCGCTTTCGGAAGAGCATACCGCGATAAATACGGCGAAAGTGGAGCAGACTATAGCAAAGCTATAGCAAAAGAGGAGAAAACCGAAGCAAAACCGGAAGAAACCGCAGCAAAAAGCGGAAAGCTCTTCCGGGTCCAGATAGGCGCCTTCTCATCGAAAGAGAATGCCGAAGCCCTGGCAGCCAAAGCCAGGAAGGCAGGCTTTAAAGCGGTCATCAAAGAGGAGTGATCATGGGAAAGACTTTGTATAAGATCCAGGTCGGAGCCTTCCGTCAGAAGGCAAACGCCGAGAAGATGCTGGCGAAAGTGAAAAAGGCCGGCATCCCGTCCTCCATCGTCCCGGACGGCGACGTCATGAAGGTACAGTGTGGCGCTTTTTCCATAAAGGCCAACGCAGAGAAACGTCTCGCACTGGTGAAGAAAAAAGGATTCCTGAGCGCCATCATGATCACGGTCCAGGGAGAGGAAGAGAAACCGGCGACGGTTGAGGTTGGATTCGAGAAGGGGCTCGCGGTATTCACGGCCATCATGGCAGCGACAGAACCGCACCAGGAAGGGG